ACATCAAGCCAACCATTGGCCACCAGTTGTTTCACATGGCGAAAGTCGGCGACGTTATCAATGATGTCGAGCAGCGTATTACCTGCCACAAGGCCAATCGTCCCAATCACTTTTCCCTTGCCAATCTCGCAGGCGCGGATAGTGACCACAGGCGGCAAAGCATCGGCAATGGCTTGTGTGTCCTGCATTGCCCGTAGCTCGGCAGGCAACGCCAGAATGTCGTCAATGAGTGCCATGACTAAGCAGGATCAGCAATCTCAATATCCCAAGCCGGGAAATTGACGGTGTTGGAACCATTGGCGGTCACAGCCTGCGAGGTGCAGGTGGTAACGTAGGACAACTTGCTGTTGGTCACGTCGAGCAAACAAACGTGGGTGGCAGTGCCGCTGGTGTCAATCAGCACGCCTGACTTTGCAGCAGTCGTCACCTTGCGACCGGATGTGTCGCCATTGGCAAGCGTGAAATCACCCGAGGCCATCGTCACATCGGCCAGCGCATACGTGGCGTTACCTTCGGTATAAGTTGTCGGTTGTGCCGAGCAAGCGACTTGCCGCGTCACGTTGTTTTTGATGATGTTCAGCGCGCCGTCAAGCACGTCATCATGGACTGTTTTAGCCATTGGAGTCTCCTAATCCGATTACTGAGTTATCGACAGCTAGATTTACAACGCCTGACGATTCACTGCCCGTTGCCACGCGGCCAGCGACATCCTTGGCCCATCCGTTAGCGACGAACTGCGCGCCTTTGTCATCTTCGACCGTGCGCACATCACCACTTTCGTAGCGGTCCTTGCCGTCGAGAAATGTGGTCAAACATTCGATTTTCATTTGATGCCCCTTTAAGTGGTTAAAACGTTGCTCTCAGATAAACCTTGTGCAGCACAGGGTTGTCAGTTTCGTCATGTGGTGGAAGACACAAGCCGATGTCTTTGCCGACGTATTGCGGCAGAACAAGGAAGCTCAGGCCGCGCTGGTCGAGTGTTGCCCGATCCGCCCCACGACCATTCTCCACAAACCATGCAAAGTAATCATACATGGTTTGGCAGTTGGCAGTTTCCGGGAAGGTGGGAGCGTGAGTCATTTGTTTGCTAGCGTATTGATCGTTTCATCTTTGGCTCGGTTGACGCGAGTAGTGCCGAATTCAAAGTTGTATATGTTGTCCAGATAGCCCAAAAACCGACCAAGCACCAGTGTGATGATGCCTTTCAAATACTCGTTGACATCCTGGTCTCTCCAGATAAGGAAGACCAGTCCGCAAATCACCATCACGGCCAGGACGTACATGGTGTCCGCGCGATAGTTGTGTCCCGTGACGGCCACTATCTTAGCATCTCGTTCACGAGCAGAATCAACGTTCTTGAACTCCAGCTCAGAGTAGCGGAACCCGCGTTCAGCTTCCTCGTCCTTATACTTCATCTCCAGCTGTCGCAGACCGCTGATCTGTTCACCCGTAAGCGACCCGTTTTCAATGACAGCTTTGATTTTGTCTTGGGTAGGCTCGCTTAACCCAATAAGCGCCCCAATAGCAGTAACCGCAGCTCCAGCCAGCGGTCCCCCTAGCGCACTGGCTACCGTAGGGGCGAGTGCCTTAATAGTATCTAACCAGCTCATTTGATCACCTTTCCGTCAATAAGGTCCTTTATTGACAGTCCTCCGCTGTACTGACAATGTGCAGATTCCCGCAATTTTCCCGTCCAACGCCCAGCCCACTCAAGCCCGACAGATTCCGCGATGACACCAGCTTTAAGGTAGAGCGCTTTGTCGTTCCATGCAGGTTTCCCAGCCACCAGCGGAACAAAGTCAAATGCACAGCGCCAATTATGCCAAGATTGACCAGCCCGAGCGTTAGTAACAATTTTGCCGGGTGTGGTGCGTCCTTGCTCATACAATACCTCCTGTTCTGCACCAGAACGATAGGTACAGTAGATTAGAATATCGAGACCCTCGCGCTTACAAGCGGCCAGAAAATGCTCAGCTTTGGCTTTGACTATGGGATTTAGGTCAGACAGAGAGCGAGAAGCCATAGAGCTACTCTCCTTTAGTCGTTTTAGTGACGCCGAAGGCATTGAGCTGTCGCTCTACGGCGCGTTCAACTGCAAACAAAAGGCGTGTTGCCATGTGACCAGATACACCCGCTGCTGCGGCGCAGAGACCCGCGGGCTGATTCCATGAGTCGAGCAACATGAATACCCCTAGACCTACGAATCCACTGGTGAAGATCTCGCCTATTAGCTCGACGAAATTAAAGACCCTTACATGGCCACTACGCAGTTTAGCGTACCAGTTGACCAGTCCACCGCCCATGGCCATGGCGAGGGCGAGCGCCCAGGTTCCCAACGTCCAAGTTAGGGGATCTTTTTCAGGCATCATTGAATCCCCTGAGCTTTGCCCTGAGCATCACGAACGATGGTCTTAGGCTTATTGAGTGTTTCGATTGTGGCTCGGAGCCCGTTCATAACCTCACCAAGAGCATCGTTGGTACGGTCTTTTCCCATCTGAGATAGTATCTGGTTCATTTGTTCAAGGTGAGGAGTAAGGTCAATGGGCTCTTGCGGAACTTGTTCAGTCATGGTATTCAGCTGCTGAGACATCTGCTCGATAGCAATCTTGGTCTCATTGTCATCACGATTCTTCAGAAGCTCAGTCATCTGCTTCTGGTGATTATCCATCTCATTCTTCAGGAGTTCAACCTGGTCCTTATTAGCCTTAGCTTCAGCTTCAGACTGGACCTTGATCTGTTCAATGTAGTTGTCGAACTGCTGCTGAGACTGTTCCATTTGCTGCTGGAACTGAGCCTGGCTGGCTTTCATGGCCAGAGTGGCCTGCTCAAGTTGCTGGTTGGCCTGCTGCTCCGACTGTTTGTTCTGCAGAGTAGCTTGATCCATCTGCGTCTTCCGCTGGATGTCCATCTCCGCGATCTTGATGGACGCCTGTACTTCCGGAGGCATCGGCGGGGGCGGAGTACGCTGCTGCAGAGCTTGCTGAACCTGTTGAATCTGCTGAATGACCGGACCCAGCTCTTGCGTTAGCTGTTGCTGAGCCATGCCTATGGCTTGAGCCACCACTTGATCATTCACCTGTGGAGCCCCAGTCTGCATCATGATCTGAGCCGCAGCCTGTTGAGTAACCACTAGGGTGTATTCTTGAATATGCTCTTCAATGTGACCCATGAGAGCGCCCAAAGCCTGTGGAGGCACCAGGGGATTCTGAGACTGCACAGGTGAGGATATGAAGACCAGATGCCCCTGGATGTGAGCCATATGATCTTGCTCAGGAGCGGACTTCAGTGGGAAGCCCCGCAGAGACTGAAGGTTTTCTGTCAGGATGTCCGCAGTAACCGGATCCTTCTGTGGTGGTAGCAGCTCATCAACGTTCTCGATCCGCATCTGCTTGAGAGCACGACGACGAACGTTGACCTGGTTCCAAGGAACATTAGGATTGCCTGCGTCTTGCTGAGCCATCTGCATAATGGCTTGTGTCTGAGCGAACCGCTGTGCTTCAGAGAAGATCGTGGGGTCAGAAACTGGAATAACATCCATCGTGCCCAGGAAGTCTTCACGACGAACCGTGAGCTCTCCCTGGTCTTCAATGACCTCTTCCTGATCCAGGTAAGTACCATTCAGACGATGCAGGATGGCTAGAGCACGTTTCTGGGATTCGTGCAGGCGAGCGTGGATGGCTGAGTAGGTGTTGGAACCCTGCTCAATCAGCGCCATCGTGGTGCCAACCGGAGTACGGTCGCCTACTTGACCTATCTTGTCCTCAGCTGTAGCCACTACTCCACGAGCCAGCCCGTACAGATCCTGCATAAGCGTCTGCAGAACTGGGCTGGGCTGATTGAATGGCATCGGCATAGCTAGCTTGCGAATGTCATCGATGCCAGCCGGACCCTCTATCTCACAAACCTGAGTAACACTGACTTCAGTATTCTGCCCAGAGATCCGCCCAGCTTTGAGCTTGAGCATCGTCGCGGCGTTGTTAATGTGAGCCGAGTCTAGAAGAGCACGAAGGGCGCCAGTGAGTGCAGCAGCAAGGCCACCGATAAGGTGTGGCAAGCCAATAGCATAAGCCCCTCGCCAAGGTATGAACTTCCACTCCACAAACCAGTCAAGCTTGAGGAGTCGATCATCCCCTTCTTTCCAGTTGCGATAGATGGATAGGACTTTTTCGGTGTCTTCGTCGATAGTAACGATGTAAGGAGCTGACTCACCTTTAGTGATATCATCACCATCCAACATCTGCCAGCAATAGATCTCAAGGACCGCCCGAACGCCATCTTCGTTGTAGCCGTCTTCTTCACGACCCTCAATCTTATCATTGGCCGAGCCTGAAGCTGTACTTTCCGGGGCTGAGTGAGTATCCGTGTAGAAGATGTCTTCATACAGCTTAGAGGTGATTCGACGGCGGAACTCATACTTGGTGAGCAGTTGACGATGCGTAACTCGAGCCGCAGTATAGAAACCCGAGGCAGAGTAAGGCAAGTAAATCTCATCGATTGGAACGAACTCGACGCAGGAGCGACCTAAGCGCTCATCATACCAGAACTTCTGATACTGACTGCCTCCCAGAGGAAGCTGGGTTAGAAGCTGTTCAAGTTGCCCACGATACTCCTCGATTTGGGTCGTGAGCTGCCAGTTCATGTACCGAGTCTTGCGATTGGCTTTGTCTAGCTTCTGTGTGGTGGTCTCACCCGTGACCCAAGGTTTGACAGGACCTGATGCTGGAAAGAGTTCTTTGATTGCTCGACTGGAAAAATCCACACAGGCTTCGGCCAGAACTGGATGTACCACTTTGCTAGCGCCTTCAAACTCAGCGCCGCCCGGTGCGTCATTGCCAAGTCCGGTTCTACGAAGTCCTTCCTCATACTGTTTGTCCCTTTTCTCGCGCGACTCCTTGTCACGCTCGATAAGCTCGATAAGCTCATCAGCAATGGCAGTTACTACGTCCTTAGGCAGTGTGAGGACCAGGTTGTTCAGGAAGTCGGTGCTTCCGGCCTGAGGAGCGGTAAGATCCTCAAAGTCCACGGAACCATCGGGATTCTCAGTGAATTCCCCTAATTCCTCTTCCGGAAGCTCTACTTCGACTTCATTTTCCACTGGATTTCTTCCCTAGTCTTGTCATGACAATTATATCTCGTTTTACCGCCCCAGAAACCTATCTAGATCCTCAAAATGCGGTGGAGGCACTAATCCACCTTCGGCCATCTCAATATGCTCGTCCGGAATCCAGCCATCATTGAAGTTCGGGTCATCAATCGCATCTTGCATGAGAGACTTCAGCCCAGGATTAGCCTTTAATAGCTCATCATGCTCTGATAGAGTCATGAAGCGAGATCCTTTATGGCCCGCATACTCAGACATATCCCTCATCCCAGTGTTCTTCATGTCTCTGACCGTACCCCAGGGCTGTGAGTTCAGGAAGTCCTTAAGGTAGGGCTGAACGGTCTCCAGTATCTCTGGAGTGATAGCCTGAGAGGGGTCTCTCTTGCCCGAGCCTTTGATCTGATTGAGAGACCAAGAGTCATCGCTACCTTTCTGAGCCTCAACTGTAACACGGGGCTTCCCTTCAGGGTCGCGCAGAGCAAAGACCCGTTTGTTGCCAGCTATCACGTCGTCGCAGTAGTTACCCACGCAGTGGCCCATGTAGTCGCCTTCAGCGGTTAGCGATTTCTGCAGGCTGTTTCGGCCCCGAGGACGAATGTTCCTTCGGTAGTTATCCATAGCCTCATCCCACTCCTTGGGGCTCAGATGAGCATTAGCGGATTCAAACTCATCTGGAGTCATTGACCCCTTAGGCTCTTTAAACTCGACCCAGCGATAGCCCTCGGGATAGGCCTTGTGCTCGAAGACAGCCTCGCCTTTGAGTGACTCTAGAGCGGCCTTCTCTTCCGCTGCAGCTTTGGCCATGCGTACGTTGTGTGCATCGCGTACAGCGGCTTCCACACCGAAGGATCCAGAGTTCAGTTGCTCGGGGTGAATGCGACCCTCGAGTAGCGCGTCATAGACGTGTTGATGCAAACGATCTAAGCCCAGGTTTCTCATGGTGTACTTAGGCTCATACAGAGAGAATACAGGCTCATCAACCTTAAGTTTGTCAATCCAGGGGTTCTGATCCACTGCTGGGCCACGTTCCTGCTGTAGTATGCCCGCGGTGTTTCGGCTGATGACGTTGTCTGAAGCGCCTTCCCAGGTTTTGGCCATGTCTGACTTACCGTGGAAGGATTGACCCCGACTGGGCCACTTGCCATAAGTGCTCATGTTGACATTGAGCTCTTGGGGGTCAATATGCAGAATGTTCTGCTCGGCCAGCTTTCTGATGGGGTCTCCCTCAGTAGCCATGTCCTTTGTGATATAGTTCTTCAGTGCACCTTGAATCCATTTGTCCATTGTGCGGGCCTTTTCCATGGCCTTGGCCCTGGGCTGAAGAAATTGAGCGATCGTGGGGTCATTCATTAGCTGCTCAAGATTAGTAGCTCTAAGCTCTGGTTTGATCGCTTGTTCAATGTGCTGAGGTATCCAGTTGCCTCCCTTGTCTTTGATCACGTTCAGGGGAGCCACCGCACTTAGCGCGCCTCTGAGGGGGCCTTCGCCCATCATACCCCGATGTACCTGACCTGCGGCATGCTTGGCTAATGCTGGAGCTGCTCTAGCCGGAGCTGCTATCATACCTGGTAAGGTAGTGACGGCGTCGAGTAGCTGCTCTCCACGTCCAGTCTTCATTTGGGGGATTAAGCTACCAGTGCCTCGACCCGTAACTCGCATAGGGGCATTACCATAGGCCCACTCATTTACCTCTTCTGGGGTCTTGCCCATCAGAAGGTCGCCTAGACCACCCAGGAAGGGTACATCCACCCGATTTCCTTGTCTCTTGGCTGAGGCTAGAGCATCAGAGATGGCCCCTAGCACTGAGTTGCGGGGTGAAGCCTTAAGTCCTGCCACAATTACACTCCTTCATTCTTACTAGGCCGCCCTTCGCTAGTTCCATTCCCCAACTCTTGGGGTCTACGGTTAGGCCTTTGCTACGGTAGTAATCTACCAGCTCTTGCGTTGCAGCAGTCGCGTGGGGTTTGCGATACTCTCTGGCCAGAGCATTGAGGGTAGGGTTAGTAATGCTTGGCCCCTTACCTTCAGACAGGATTCCCGCTATGTACTGGCTCTGAGGATCGACTACGGTCCATCCACGTGCTGGAGACATGATCTCATAGAGATGCCGTCCGGTGTTGCTACCCTCCATGAGCTCTTGCAGAATGTCCGCGGGTATGGGGGTGTTGTCTGGTTTCTTAGCCTTCAACTTGGCATAATGAGCCGACTGAGCTTTACTAGCATCTTGCATCTGATTATAGAAATCATCCGAACCATTCTCTATGCGCCTCAGCTTGGCTGGTGGCGTGGATATAGCCTCTATTGAGTCACCTCGAAACAAACGACGCAAAGCCCCCGGTTGAGAGGCGAATTGAGCGATTTTAGCTAAAATGCTCATTTCTCATTCACCCATAGGGGACTGATGTCAATCGGCTTGTCGCCGAACATGATCTGCTGCCTGAGCATCTCCAGAGGGCTCATTCGGTTTGGGCCTTGAACCCGCTCATCCCACATACCTTTAGGATAGTCAAGCTCCTGTAGCTTGAATTCCTGTCCAGGGAGTAGGTTCGTGAGCACTGGATCATCGCCATACAGCTCTTGCATCGCTTTCATGCGGTGGCGCCCTTCGAACCCCGCTTCTAGCCCGCCTGGACGGTCATTCACCCAGAGGAAAGGTGCCTCTTTGAGCTTCTCTTTTGGAAGAACGCTCTTAAGGTACTCAATGATGTTGCGGTCCCTGAATGGGTCTAAGGCAGGGGTATGCTCAGCCCACTGGCTCGGGCGGATCAGAGTGGACGCGAAGGGTGATCGGGTCGAGCCTAGAGCTTCAGAGAAGCCCCTTTGAGCCATAGGAGAGCCAGTCGTGGCGCGAGCGATGGTGGCAGGAGAGTATCTCGAGAGATCAACTTGCTCAGACAGGTTTTTGGCTCTGTTAGAGGCTAGGTCCTGAGCCTCTGGATTAGAGGCAAGCTTCTTGATTGCACGGTATATTGCTGCAAGCGCGGACTGTGGTGCAGCCATAATGATATTCTCGAGTCTCGTTAATCAATTATATCTTGTCAAGATCAATTTGTAAACGTCAGACCTACCAATTCACTCTTTTCAGCCTGATACTTGGATTGGGTATGGTCATAGCATAGTCTATGCAAACTAGTTGGCCCCCTAATATTCCATAATTCTCCCTCTTGAAGTCGGTCAGAAATGACGGCATCTGGTCTGGGAGCTGAAAGTCCTTAGGGAGAGGATCGGCTCTCTTCTGTAGCAGAATGCGACCCTCGGGCGATAGATGTGTACAGGGAGCCAACCATCGGGCGACTTTGGGGTAATGCTCGTGATCATTCCAGAACTTCATCTCTAGAACATTAGCAAAGTACCGATAGTCATCTGGCTCCACCTTCACTACCCGGTCAGGGCAAAGCTTGCAAGCATACACTGTGCGGTGGGCTCCCTGTCCGATCTTGTCCCCACAGAGCAGGTTGAAGGAGTCTTCAAATGTCTCTTGATTCATATGATACCTCAAATACCCATTATACCGCATATGGGTTCCTTCGGGTATAGACCGAGTCTGCGTACTCTTCTTCTTCCTCTTCGGGGTCTGGCGTTAGCCATCCTGAGTCTTTCAGGTACTGAAGCGCTTGGCTTGCGGTGTCCATGAGGTCATCATGCTCAACCAGGGGGTATGAGCATACCTGATCTATGAGCGGATCTGCCCAGTTGATGAATGTGTCTGGCTTGCGTTGGCTCTCTGGTACGAAAACCATGCCCATACAGGGTATGTGGGACACCGCATGCAGTCGCTCTAGCTTATCAGCGCGTCCAGGGTTGTACGGGCGTACTGGCACCACGAGCTGCAGGTCCTGGCGCAGGGAGATGCCTGAGCCTTTATCCTCAATCAGGACGATGTCAGCGCGTCTTTCGTCGCCCTCCGGGCCATAGTAGCTGCTCTGGTACTCTTTCTGCACCTTGATGCGCAGCTCAGGGAACCCCAGGTGGTCTGACCAGGAGTCTAGGAGCATCACGCCGTATTTGATGTGCTTGGCTGGGGGATTGCGGCATTTCTCCCTTAGTGCGTCGGTGATGCGGAACACGCCCCAGGTGCTTGCTGCGCTGGGGTCTGGGTCTTTTGTCTTGCGATCTAGGGTCTTCTCTGTGAACGCCGTGTCGTAGCTCTGCAGCACAAACTCGAATTTCGGGAGTTCTGATGCCGCAGGATACATGTTGATCCACGAGTCTTTTACGATACCCGTCTCTCGAGGATCGATCAGCTCAGCGTATAGCTCCTGCCGACCCAGTCGGGTGCCTTCATACTGCGCCACCTGCGTGAAGAAGGTTTTGGCGAGGTTAGCTTTGTTGTCGTATGTTGAGCCTGAGGTCAGCACCCAACGCCTTGGGTCTTTGCGAGCTGACTCAATGAATCGCTTGATCAGGGGTATGGGTTTTGGTGTGGTGGTTACTACCACTTGAGGATGGTTACCAAGTCTCAGTCCGAACATTGCTTGATCCCAAGTCTCTTGGGGGTACTGCCAGGCTGCCATCTCATCACACCACAATGCGCTACACTGGGGTCCACGAAGTCGCTCGGGTTCCTCAGCTGAATAGAGCAGGGCGATAGACCCATTGGGGAAGGTAAGACGTCGCTTGGATGGCTCATAATGGGGACGCTTCTTGGGATGAGCCACGTTTAGGATCCCCGACTCACCATCAACAATAACATCACGAGTGTCTGCCGTGGTTGGTGCGATAATGTGAATGCGTCTATGCCCTTGGTCAACCCATCGCAAGACTTGCTCCGCACCGAGGCGCGTTTTTCCGAAACCACGGCCAGCCAGTGAGATCCAGAACTCCCAATCGGTGTTTGGCTGGTCCGGGAGGTGGTTACTGGATTCTGGATGGTCTGGGGGTAATTGATTGGGTCTTGACCAGAGTTCCCACTGGTGAAGTAAATGCTCTATGTCCTGGGGTGTGAGCTCGTCAAGATCCTGAGGTGTGAGTTCGATCGTCACTTGCCGCGGTTCAATAGCTTAAGCAGCTTGTCTTTTGC